TAATGTAAACGTTTATGTATCGCAGACATAACGCGCTGACCTTTTTCTAATAAAGCTACAGTAGTGCCGACTGGGGCTTCAGAGTTACCGTCACTCGTAGGTTGCTCAATAGTTGCTGCGAATTGTTTACCAGAATCAATTAAAACACCTAAAAGGTTAGTTAGTGTTGCGCTTGGTTCTTTATACGGTAAGGGAAGGAAAGAATCTGATAATCTACCACCAGGAACGTCAACGTCTCTCCACTCTCCTGGTTGTAATGGGTCATCGTGTTTTTGAATATTTAATCCACGAGATTTAAATCCTGCAGGTAAATTAGATAACGTTCCTGCATCGATAAGTTGTCTTAATATCGCGGTCACTGATCTGGTCAATCCGCCCATCATGTGAATTAAGCCGAATCCATAAAATCCTAGTCCAGGCAAAAATTTAAAGTGGGTGAAGTGCTCTATCTTTTTGCGCATGGGGTCATTAGGATCATAATTTGGACGGATTGCCAAAACTTCATTGTTATCTTTGCAAATAGTTACAATGTACGGTAGCGCTATTCCTGTTTCTTCACCATTAGCGTTTCTGTCTTCGAATCCTTCGATATCTAAATCAACATGTACTTCTAGTAACGTATATTCTTCACTTTGTGCAGTTCTTGAGATTCCTTCGAGCTCGTCTATCTTATCATCAAGCTCAGTTGTGCTTATTGTTGCAGGATCGTTCATAGAAGTCTCTCTATAGAACCCAGATATTTGTAATTTACGCATTTCGTTTTCTGTCATGTACATAACATGCGTAATTCTTGGTGCAGTAAGTAAATCTACTGAATAATACGGAACAACTAAGTCTTCTGCTTTAATAAAACGTGATGTTGCGCGTCCTAGCGACGGATCGTAGTAAATTTTCTTAAATGCTGAACCTGAAAGCGGTAAATAAAACAATAATTGATCCATTTCTGGATCAAACTCTTCCATTTTGTACGTAATTTGGTAATTCATGAAGTTTTTAACGCGATTTGCTTTTTCTAACTTCGCGTCGTTAGTAACTCCAAGTACTTCTACGTCAACTGGTCCGCCAGCAGGCAATAATTCTTTATAAGCTTGTGATTGAAACTGTGTTACGGCTTCAGAAAGTATTGGATGGTGTACACCTGACGCTCCTTCGAACGGTTCGGAGCGATCTTCGCCTCTAATACCTAATAAATCTAATCCTTTGCTAAAAGTTGTGTACCAATCGTCTCTTGAATTTAAATCTTCTTCGTAATATTCAATTAATTCACTTGCGATTTCTTGTAATTGACGTTCGTCTAGTGCTTCGGCGATATTTTCACCAAATTTAACGTCTTGCATTTCGTCGGGATCAAACCCTATGGTAGCTGATCCGTCCTCCGCTAAAAATACTTGCGTATTTTCTGGATCAAACATATCAGGTTGTTCGATTTCGATATCTAGTTCTTCCTCAGCTCCTGGAATTACGGAAAATGGTGATCTTTCTATAGCCATATATGCAAACTCTACTACTTATTTCATTAATAATAAACCCTTTGCGTTCTAGGGTAATCATACTCGTCTTCATAGTCGGTAGATAAACTTAAAAATCCACCTTCTCTAAACCTTGCTAACGCTAAAGTTGTGGCATCAACTAAGTCATCGTTTTCGCCCCCAGGAAAATCAGAAACTTCTTCCATAAGTTCCTCACCCCACCTTGTTTCAGGTACCCAAATTCTACCGTCTTGGAAAATCGGGCTAACCGCATTCAGTCTTGCAATCTTATCTTGCCCCTTTCCTGGAGAAAATGTATTTACAGGTATGCCTACTCTGCGTAATTCTTGTACTAACGGAATCCCTGACGCTTTTGATTCAATAATTACCGTATCAGGTTCCCAATAATCGTATAAACGTAACGCTTCGTTCTTTAATTCAGGAAAATCGAAACGTTCTTTAATACAATCTAATAAAATTAAATGCGCTTCGTCACCTTTGTAGTGTTCTTCGCCTATTTTTCCTTCGGGATAAAACACACCCCATGTTGTTATCGCTGTAAAGTCAGCTCTTTCCGATTTTAAAAACGCGGTATCGTAACTTTGTATTAAATAATCGCAAGCTGGCGGCTTATCTTGATCCCAAATCATAAACCAATCTTTCGGTATTATCGAAATACCCTCACCTGTTGGTCTTTGCATGTACTGCGACGCCCATTTCGACGGACTAACAGAAGCTTTTATTGTTTGTAATTCTTCTAACGACCAAAAGTTTTCCCATAATGATTTACCGCTAGGTAAAATCGCAGGAAATTCAATCAACTTCCATTGGTCTGCACCTTCGTCTTGTGTCATTTTCTTAATTAAACGCCCCGTTAGGTCTTTTTTCGACCAACGTGTCATTACAATTACGATAGCACCTCCAGGTTGTAACCTTTGTCGTGGTCCCGACATAAACCATTCGTACGCTTCTTCTAATGCTTTATCCGACATAGCGTCTTGTTCGGAATGCGGATCGTCAATAATAAACAAATCAGCACCCCTACCTGCTAACGCACCTCCAATACCTGCCGCGTAATACTCTCCGCCTTGGCTTGTTAACCATTTACCCGCCGAACGGCTATCTGCTTTTAGTTCTGTTTCAGGAAAAAGTTCTTTATATTCATCGCCGTCGATTAAATCCCTAACTTTTCTACCAAAGTTAATCGCAAGGTCAGCGGTGTGTGTTGCTTCTATTATTTTTAATTTAGGATTTTTACCTAAAAGATACGCAGGGAATAAATGAGACGCAAATTCTGATTTCGTATGTCTAGGCGGCATATTTATTATTAGCCTTTTTAGCTTGCCTGATGCTATTTCATCAAAAGCCGCCGCCATTTGTTTATGGTGATTTCCATCTATAAAATCTGTCCAAATCGCACGGACAAATTCCATAAAGGTACTTGTTGATTTTTCTTGGAATTCGCGTTTTTCGAGTTCCTCTAATAAAACAGTAAACTCTTTTGCTTCTGCTTTATTAAGGTGGTCTAAGTTAATTCCCTTTAAGAGTTTTAACTTTTCTTTTTTGTCTTGCGACATAGGTTATTTTAAAGTTTTATTTAAAGCGTCAAGTTCGTCTTGTAACCTAAATAATCTATTCATATCGACAGGTTCGCCTTGACGTTGCATACTGTCCATTCTAAATATATCTTGTTGTATTCGGTCACGTCTACCTAATAAATCGTTTCTCATTTTAGGATTCATTCTATTCGTTAACGAAGTAATCCCTGTATCTTTTAATTCACGTAAATTTAAATTACCTTGTTTTGGTGTTTCAATATTGATTGGTCCACGCGGTCCACGAACCACGCTTAACTGTGGTTTAGGTTGCGGCATGGGTGTCCTGCCTGCAACATCCGTACCAACTCTTGAACCTGAACGATTTCGTATTTGCATCAATTCAAACATCATTTTTTCATCTGCGTTTTTCTGACGTTTAATGTATTCGTTTATTTTTCGACTTGTTTCAGGAAGAAAAGGTTCCTTTTTTGTAACCATTGTTGGTCGCATAATCTGTGCCATTTGATTAGCGAATCGTGTCTTAGCTCCTGGAAGCGGTAGTAAGGAAGCGACGCCTAATCCTACGGCTGTTGAAGCGCGTTTGCCTTCTGGTGTTTGGAGGTATTCTGTTAATGCTTTATTTTCGGATAACTTCCTTTCGCTTTCCCTTTGTAAGTTTCCTGAAAAGTTATCTAAAAAAGTTCTAAAGGTACTGCGAGTGTTTTTTGCTTTTTCCTCTTCTAGTGCGTATTCTTCCATCTGACGTTGCGCTATTGGTGAATACATATCCCGTTCATATTCAAAAAGTGTTCTTTCGTCTTGTTGTCTTTCCATAAGTAAAGCAGTTTAATTTATGAATGGTTCTCTTAGCGCGTATCTTATTCTGAAAACCATAGTTTTGTAAAGATTAATCCAGTTCCTCAATTATTTTAACAATGCGATTTAAACCAGCTTTCGGGTTTTGTTTTTGTCTTGCCGCCGCTGCGCGGATCGCGGGCAGATTGGCTTTAAGTAATTCCAACGTGTATTCGCTTACTTCACTAAGGTCAGTACCCCCTTTGCTTTGTGCAAAAAAGTCACTAATTAATTCGTCTAAGTTTTGATTAACGCGGGACGTGCCTGCCCCTCTACGTTTCCCGAACCGTTCAAAACCTTCCCCCGAACCGCGAGCCATGAGTGACGGTAAACCTGCAAAGGCTTCCGTTACTTGTGACGGAACCATGGAAGCTAGTTTTGATGCACCTGTATTTAATGCTTGGGATAGGATTCCTACAGGAGCCTTGGGTGCGAATAATGAAACTTCTTGTAATCCAGGATCTTGTTCTGCGAGTTTCAATACTCGATCGATTTCGTCTTGTTGTTCGCGCTCAATTTCTGTTAGACGGTTGATCTTCATAAGTAAAGTAGTTATATAGATAACAAGTTGTTCATAATATAACTCGAAAAAATTTTTTCGCAAAATTTTTTTGCATAGGGACTTTTTCAAAAATACATGCAAAACTGAGGCTGAAACTAGGTGTGGGCGGGTGGGTACCGCGGTAGCGCGTAAAAGGGGGGTTACCCCTTTACTTATAGGCTTATATATTATCGTTTAGTAGAGAGCGTTTATAGCGTTCTTAGGGTATGTTTAAGGGTAAGGGTTAGGTAGTTAAATAGTAGACATAAAAAAAGGGTAGCCGATAGACTACCCTTTAATAGAGGCTTAACTACTAGCCCATTCTTCTTAGTAGTTGTTTAAGGTCTTGACTAGGGATATTTTTATATCCTTTAGCTGACTTAAATAAACCTAAGTAATGGCTAGATACTTCTACTAAGTCTTGCTTATAAGTACCAGTATCTACAAATTGCTCAATCCATAAGTCATTAGCTTCTTGAAGATTAAAAGAGCCACCATTTTGTTTAGCTATCTCACATATAATAGCTACTTGTCCTCTTAGGTCATTCTCATACTTAGCGGCTATATCTAAGTCAACAATTAACTTAGAGTTAGGGCTAATAGAAGATGATTTAGTTGAAGTATTGAAAGTACTTTTACTTAAATCAAGTTTTACTTTATTAGCTGTTTGTGTGTTAGCTGTCACGTCTTTATTATTAGTTTTCATAATTATTATTAGTTAATTAATGTGGTCTTATGTCTGTGCCACATGACGTATTATATATTAATTAGTTATATATACAACAATATATAGTTAAATAATTAAATATTTATTTATATATTTTCCGTCTATTTTCCGTCTATTTTCCGTCTATTTTCCGTCTATTTTCCGTGGCTCGCGTCCCGTCGG